GCGTTCGGACGCCTCGACCAGGATCTGGCGGCAGCGGTTCCAGAATTGCAAGAAGCCCTGCTGGAGTTGGACCGAGGCCGAGAGAAACTCGGTCGTCGCCATCTCGGACTCCAGTTCGTCCATGATCACGCGCAGATTCCAGAACGGCATCGGCAAATGCTCGGGAATCTGCTGTCCCTGCCACAACCGCTCGACCAGCGCCATGCCGAGCTTGCGATAGGTCGATTCCTTACTCTCGCGGCCCAGATCGCCCATCTCGAGGTCGGCGGCGATCTTTTCCTTGTCGATCTTGCCCGTCCGCTCGTCCAGGTAGAGCACACTGAGCGGGGATTGCAGATGTTCGCGAATCCGTGCCTCCCGGAGAGCGCGGAACTCGGGAATCAGGCTCCCGCGCTCGACGGTGATCGAATAATCGGTCCCGGAGCGGAGAATGTCGGATGTTTGGAAGATGAACACCTCGTCGCGCATGGATCGGTCGGTGTAATGCAGGGTACGGAAGGGCGGATAGTATTCCTTCACCCGATTGACCCGCATCTCCTTGACATGCGACATTCGCTGGCCGATGTGCTGGTAGAGGTTGCCCCACTGGGAGTCGATCATCTCCTGGAGCATCGGAACGGCCATCGGGCCGCGCAACTGCCCCGGAAACTTCTGTTCCTGGAACAGATCCACGCCGCCGGCGATCTCGCGCATCAGTTTGAGCGTCAGATCGACTGATTGCATGAACCAGGCGGGGAGCTGGGGCGGATCGCGCCGCTGCACCATTTTGACGCCTGCCTCTGAGAGTCCGTTTTCAATCGGCGCGGGATAATCCGCCGGAATGTCCTCCCGCTTGAGGCTGGGACCGAGGAGTTCGTCGCCGTAGATGGAGGCGTTGGCCTGCTCGCCGAGTTGCGAGAGGCGCTTGTTCAGGAATCGCTGCGGGGCGATGAGATCCGAGACGTAGTCGTTGTTCCAGAAGCTCGTCGTGGTCGGCGCCCAGTGGAAATCCACCAGCGGGATGTCCTCGTAGGGATTGTCGCCGTGCTGGAGCACCTCCTCGTCGGGCACGAATGCGGTGTACTGCCCGCGTGGGTGATCCTCGCTCATTGGCTGGTAGCGTTCCACCACGACGCACAGATCCGGGTCCGTGTGATTGAGACTGCCCTGGACGCGGGGAATCAGATCCTGGAGCGCCACCGAGCCGGTCGGGTCGCCGAATTGCTGGAGATCGGTCGAGAGAATCCGCACCTCACGGGCGTCCTTCAGGTTGTCGAGCGTCTCCTTGCTCACGTCGTAGTTGGCCTTGATCCAGCCAAGGGTGCGAATCTTGGCAATGTAGACGGCCTGATCCGGGGCCAGATCGCGGATGGAGCGCACCGAGGCGTCCACGAAGACCTGGAGTGGGCTCAAGACCTCGCTGCCGACATCGCCGGCCAGGACCATGTCCTCGATGACGGTGAACTGCTCCTTCATCGCGCCCTGCGTGAGACGCTGGAGACGTGCGGACTCGGGGATCTCCTCTTGGGTCGTCACGTCGGTCCACATCAACTCGTTCGTCTCGGGATCGAACCGGGGCAGCGGTTCCATCGTGGCGTCCTTCACCCACGGGATGTACTCGAACGAGACGCCACCAATCGCCATCCACCAGAGCAGTTCCCATGTCCGGGAGGGTTGATCGAGCTTCTCGTCCAGGGCGCGGATGAGCTTGTTGACGACATCGGTCTTGGCGATGGACTTCGGGTCCTGCTTGTCGGGTCGGGCCTTGAAGACCGGGGCGATACTGCTCAAGCGCCCCATCATCTTGTAGAGCATCTGGGCGGCGAGATTGAAGACCAGATGCAGCTTGTTGGGATCGCGGGCGCGGGTAAAGAGCGCCCGGTTGCGCGTGCCGACCCAGTGCTCGCCCGAGATGAAGGCGAGATTCACCAGGATACGCAGTTCCACCGACCCGGTGGTCCGGGCCTTCTGCGCCCGGAGACGGTTGTAGTCGGTGGTGAACTCGACAAGGCGTTCGGCATCACTCGGCATGGTCTCTTCTCAGGGTCGTGGACGGCGTTGTACCGGGCGAAAGCGCCAGTCGCCCCGGTTGCGTCCGCTCACCACACGAGGCGGACCCGTGAAGTGTGACGCCAGGGATCGCGCCGATGTCTCTGGTGGTCGTGGCGGTCCAACCGGCGGGGGCGGGGTGTTCCCCTGGAACGGTTTCAGCGGCCTCTGTTTGCGCCGGACGTGTGGCGAGAGTGCTCGCTGGAGACCCCCTTGGTAGGACGCGGGATCTTTGTCCTGCTTGGTTTTCCCTTGTGGTGGCGTCCTCCCGGTCTCTTCGTAGGTTTGTGGCATTACTGGGCTCCCAGATGGGCGTCGGGCCAGTGTCCGCCGTGGCGGCGGTCCTCGGTGTCCCGGACGCTGCCTTCCGGCTCGTCACGCTGCATCACGATCCGTTCAAGACAGTCCACGCGGTGCCGCAGCGTCTGGATCTCCGCCGTCAGATGCGGCCACTGGAGCCACCGGTGCAGCCTGTTGCGTAGCCAGGGCATGGGCTTGGGTCTCCTCGAAGAGTTGTCCCAGCGAGCGGGTCGTCTGCTGCCCGTCCGGGGTCGTCTTGGTGAGCGAGAGAATCTGGAACATGAACGAGACCTTCTGGTCCAGCATTAGCAGGCGAATCGCGACATCCTCATCCATCAGTTGGCTCCCAGGTGTTGATCGACGGCAGGACGACGGCGGCGCTTCCGCAACGGCGATCCCATCCACTGCACGCTCCCCGGCATCGGGGGGACCTGATCGTCCTTGACCAGCCGCCCACGCGGATGCCGGGAGAGCACGTGCTCGAGACAGTCCAGGACGTGGTCGTGTTCCTTGAGCCGCTCGTACTTGCCGGCGGCGGTGGTCCGGTCCGGCCACTGCGCGTGTTCCAGCTCGTAAGGCAGCATGTCGAGCCACGGGGTGAGGTCAATCTGGCTGTGCTGGAAGTACTGCCGTGCCGCCTCGGTGCGGACCTCGCGTCCCCGCTTGTTGGCGAGCAGTTGGAGCCCATGATGGGCACATTCGACCTTGAACTGGGAGTTGGCGTCCACCCAGGCCACCGGACGCACCCCCCAGCGGTCGGCCATCTGCCGGACCTCGTCGCACCAGCGGAGGATCGAACTGTCGGGGTCGAGTTCCGGGGTATTGGCGACATAGCGGTAGTTGGTCACCTCATCGATGACCAGCGCGTGCCCCTCGGGCGAGACTGCCACGGCGAGGGCCGCGCAGTAGGTCCCGGTATCGGCGCCAATCTCGATCTGCCAGTCCGGCGGGATGCAGAGATTGCCAGGGATCTCGCCATCGACCAGAGTATGCCACAGATGGGGGTGGGATTCGACCTGGATGAGCCGATCCCCGCGCTGATAGTTGTAGACGCGGCCCACGAAGTCCCCCAGCTTGCCCAGATACGCGATGGAAAATTTCTCGCGGGTCAGGAGCGTCCGGTCGCGGTCCATCGCCTGCTGGTCGAAGCTGTAGGGGTTCACCGTGGCGGCAATCCCGCATTTACAGACCCAGTCGGGAAACTCGGGGTGATCGTGCCCGTGCTCGTGGAAGACGCCCACCCAGGGACGGTCGGGAGTGGTGGGAAAGACCGCATAGCCCTTGCGAGCCCGCAGATTCTGCGCCACCGAGGTGAAACACTCGATCCCCGGCAGTTGATACGCCTCGCAGTAGATATAGGCATCCACTTCCTTGCCCTTGAGCGATTCGGCGCGTTCCCAGCTCCGGGCCTCGAAGCGGGCGCCGTTGTCCAGTTCCAGCCAGAGCCGCCCGTCCTTGGGACGGTTCTGGAGCGACCGGTACGACTGATTCAGCCCGCGTTCGGAGCAGATGGCGTCCAGGAGATACTCGAATTCCGGGGCGCACATGTCGTACTCGTTCCCGACGAGAAACACCCGCGCATGGGGCACTGCCGCGAAGGCTGCGGCCCAGATGGCGGCGCCGGCGGACTTCCCGGACTTGTACGCCCCCAGTTCGGCGACCACCTTGGCCCGTCCCGCCGGACGAGGCACCAGATACTTGGTGACAATCTCGCCCGAGGGCTCGCGGACTGCGATACTCACGCCGTCACGGGCGATCTCGTCCACCAGGTCCAGTCCGTCGGTCGTCGCCCACCACGCCGCCTGATGCGTGAAGGGGACGAACTTGATCCGGTCGCAGATGAAGCGCCGAAACTCGGTGATGAGCCGGTCGCGCAGGGGCACCGGGACAGGGGTGACGGCCATGATCGTCTACGGATACATTTTTTCTGATATGTGTTTTTCCGGTTTCGCCTCCTCGGCGACGTTACGTAGAAGAGGACTGTTGGTTGCGCCCGGATTGTGGACGTTGAGTGCCATGGTTCCCCCTTCTGTCAGTCCCTCGCGAGGGACCACATCGTATCCCTGCTTCTCCAGGACGAACCGTATCCAGCGAGACGCACCTAACTCGCGAGTGCGGACCGTGGAGTAGCTGATGCCCATCTCGCGGCCCACCGCACGGAGGCTGTACCGTCTCCCGCGTCCCCAGCGCCGAGCGAGGACCTCCATGTCACGGTGTAGCTTCGGATGTATCGTGTCCATAGGGCTGAATCTACGGGGGAAGAGGATGTCATCGGGGAGAGATGTACACGCAGGATCTCCATCCATCACCGGGACAGGAATCACGGGCATGATCGAGTACGGGTCTCCCGCCTGTACGACATCGAGCCTTTTGCTAGGAAAACCGCACAGGACTCTTCGTCACGGATGCGTTACGTTTCTTCTTGATGGACGCGACCAGTCGTCGACGCTCATCCGCCGCGACAACCCAGTCTGGCAGATGGGTAGCCCGGAGCGCCGGGGTCAGATTCGCCCGTGTATCAAGGCATTTCCCGCACGTTCCCACATGCCCCCCACGACAGGCTGGACACCGCCCGTGCCGCCGCCGCAGCGTTTTCGCCCGACACCGCTCCAGCGCCTTCAATGACCGATGCTGGTGGCAGCAAAACGGACACCGATGAAACAGCCACGACGAGAGTTCCTTGGTCCCCGACAGAATATGATAGTCATCCAGCGAGAGCACGACCGACCCGGATCGCGTCACCGGACGTGTCTCGAGCGCATCCAGGGCCTCTATCGCTGCCGTGACCGTCGTCTCGGACACCGTCTTCTTCTCCAGATCGGAGAGCCACTGCTCCATCTTGAGACGCAGCAGCATCGCGTTGCCCCACACCCGCTCCTCGTCCTGGGACATCCTCATTGCACCTTCACACTCTCGGCATCGTAGCGCACCAGCAAATCATGGTAAAACGACGCCAGCGGCGATTCCTTCCCCGCCATTCCCGCCACCTTCGCCTCAATCGCACTCCGGCACGTGTCCGCCTTCACCTTCGATGTCCCGTCGCATTCCACGTAATTCGTCGTCCACAGAAAATACGCCAGCTCGTTGTAATGCTTCTTCAACGCCGCATCCAGCCGGTTCGGGTCCTCCATCTCGTGCCAGGAGACCCCCCCGGACAACCGACGAATCGCCACCCGCACCTCCGCCTGCTCCGGCCAGCGACACGCACAGTCCCCCACCACCGACTCACTGACCCCCTCGCCCCAGAAATACCGCACCGCGTCGGTTACCGGTGCTCCCGATAACACCATCTGGGCGAACGCCTCGGCTTCGTCCAGCGTCAGATCGCGTCCGTCTGTGCTTGCCATCCGTCATCCTCCCCGTCGTCGCATCCGCAAATTCCAGCTTCAGATCACACCCACATGCCTCCGCATACCGTACCAGCCACTTCACCGTACTCGTCCCGCCATCACCCCTCTGACGATACAAATACTGATGCACCGCCCCGTCCGTCACCCCCAATGCCTCAGCCACCTCCCCTACCGTTAACCCCGCCCGCTCTCGCATGTCCTGCAACAATTGGGCAAATGACCCCCGACCCGTTACCACCCCATACGTCACAATTCGCTCCATCTCACCACCACCCTAACATATCATCAGTGCGTTGGCAAGGGGGTCACGCAGTGTAGGTG